ACGGAAGGATCTACCGACTCGTCATAATCCCCGTATTCAGCATACTTGTCGTCTTCGTCATCGAACTGTTTAACGACAACCAAATTATTTCTGTCCAAAAATTCGTCAAAGGCATCCGCATCATCACCAAAAGAATTTTCGTGAATTTTCACATAATCCATTCCTTTAGCATCGACGAGGACAACATACTCACCACGGTTTTCCCATTTAACAGGGGTCTTTCCACCCAAGTCGCCATCAGAATCCTCAACCTCTTCACCAAGCACAGGCATAGGCTTCTTGGCGGGACGATTAGCAACCTTACCAATACGACCCTTATTCTTCAGAAGATCTGCATACTTGTCATCTTCGTCATCATCGGGCTCTTAGTCGTTGGTTTCATCTTCAGCGGCTTCGTCGAATTCCTTAGCACCCTTCTTAGCACCAAAGTCATCGGCATAGACATCAACATCCTCAGGATCGACGTCATCTTCCACGTCATCGCCAAATTCAGCAACATCAGCATTCTTCTCAGCAGCATCAAGTTCCTCATCGTCGTCATACCAAGCCTCTTTAACGACATGATCCTTCATACCCTTAACAATGGCCTCCACAAGGGACTCGGTAGAAGTTCCTTCGGTGAGAGACATCTTGAGAGAATAGTCAGCGGGGCTACGAGTGGGCTTGAACTCCACAAAAGCCTTATCCTGCTTCGACTCAGCAACGAGGGAAATAGTCTTCCCAAGTGTGATGGAATTATAGATAACATTAACCGAATCCTTGCCTGATGCAACCGACTCGTTAACGTATCCCACGATCTTCTTAGCAATTTTATTAAAATCCATTTTCATTTGCCTTTCTTAGTCAGCATATCCGCTTGTGAAATTGAAGGGTCCAACGAGTGTCCAATAGTCGCACTGAAAAGACACCGAATAATTAACAGCTTCGTTACCCGAGAAATTGAGATCGGGAGCAGGAGCAGCAGTAATCCAACAGTTAGCAGCCTTGATTGCGTAAGGAAGCGGAGTGCCATTATAAGCAAACATCTGAACTATGATATCAGAAGTAATCCCCTTCTTAATAGCAGAAGAAGACTTACCCGCACCCACGCCGTCTTGAGCGTCGGGATTGGTATTAAAGATATTCTGACTCCACTCGTACATAAACCGAGTGATCTGCTGATCTTCGGTCTCGTAGAAATTGCAGGTCACAGTTCCGCCCGCTTGCTTCTTGCCGGGAAAATACTGCTTAGTACCCATGAACAAAGTCTCGATAGTCTCAATGGACACGTCAGGCATTTTAACCGACGTACAACGCACAATCAAATCCTCAACTCCAAAAGGAATCGAAGAAGCCGGGGCGACCACACTGATATCGGGGATGAGCACGTTGAACATGAAGTTCCTCTGTACATCCGCCATTACCTTTGTTCGTCCGGCAATGTGAAAATTAGCGGGATTACCTGCCATTTTATACCTCTTCTTTATAATTTATTCTTATGTTTAAAAGCAGGGGAGTATTTCATCCCCTGCTCATATACTATTTATTAAAGTCCCACAGAGCTGAACGACACACCCGTTCTCGTAACGATTGTCGTGAAGTTGATATACTCAGCAGTCTTCGCAGGTTGAACACCAATGGAGACGTTAAGATTGTTACTATCAATAACATCAGGACCGTTATTGCTCTCATCGCACTTCACGGCATAAGCATAAAGCCCGCCGGAAGACTTGATTGCGCTAAGGAATCCATCAATCATATTAGAGATACGCATTCTAACCTGAGAGGTGTTATTTTCAAACACAAACTGCTTAAGAGACTGTTCGATATTATTCTCAATGTAGAGGAGGTTGAAACGAACATTCTTGCGATCAAGAGCGGTCTTCTTAAGCTGTGCAGTCCTTTGAGACCAAATGCAGAATCCATACCCACGCTCGAAAGACACGGGATTGAGGTTCTTACCAATCAGCTTATCGAGATCTGCATCAGTGTAACGCTTGAGCTGCTCATCCACAGGAAGGATCCCACGATTGATACCTGCCGGAGCGTCCCAAGGACTGTACAATCTAAGCGTTCTAAGGTCTGCTACAGCCGCGAAGATTGCGTTAGGCAGGTAGACGTCCTGATTGTTCATTCCATCGAATACACGAGAGAATCCGACGTTAAGAGCCACATACGAAGGGGCCTGATATCCATACTGCTCGTTCTTCATGATATCGTCAATCCTAACATACTTGGCAGGATTTGACTGCAATTCAGCAAAACAATCCAAACGATCTGCTACCACGGCGGCAACACGTTGTTTAGAGGGCTTATCGGAATCAGGACACAGAAGAAGATCTACAGTCACTTCTTTTCTGTTACGGAAGATATCCCAAGACGAAGAAACATTAGCCGGATCATACGCACTAAGGGAATACTTTCCACCGGCAAGAGTCATGAGGGAATTATACCGAATATAATCCACACCATTGGAATCTGTGCCATAAGGAAGAACCGAGGAATTAGAAACCGAGTCAACAGCACCATACCGGAATAAATTTTTATTCTGTACGCTAGTGAACGGAGTTGCCTTGGTATAAATATACTGAGAGCTTCCATTGATTACGTTCTCAATGAAAAGATCTGCGTTGTTCACGTCGCGCTGATGATCGAGAGTACAAAGGAAGGTCTCCACGGGAGCAACCCGAAGCCATCCACCAGTAACATCATTAGTAATCCCGCCGGAAGGATTGAGGGTGCTTCCACTAGCAATCTTATCGGCGTTGTTAACGTAAAGCTCGTCCCATTGCTTATCCTGAGGACGCTCATACACAGAAACCTTCACAACCTTGGATCCGATGGGAAGGTATGTAGAGGCAGACGAGCCAACAGAGGCACCCGATACAAATATAGCACTTACATCAGCAAGTCCGGAAGGGTAGCCGTCATATGAATAAATCCAAGAGGATGCCGAAGAGGGATACTCAATGGTAACCGCGTAACGATTTCCATCAGTTGTAGGAGATGTATACCCAAAATACAATTCGGCACCGACCCGAGTATTGAATCCCGTCTCTAACGAAGAAATGAAGGTATCCGAATCGTATGTGTCACCTTCAAAATAAGGAGTAGCACTAACACCCGCACTAGTTGCTATATCAATCTGAACTCCATACGCTGATGTAACCCCCGAAGTATTTCCATTACCAAGAGTCACAACCCCAACAGAGGCATAAGCATCGGAACCTGTATCATTGAACCCACGAGCAACAATCAGCGAAGATGTCTCGTTAAGAACATACATAGCAGCATGAGAACCATATCCATAAGAAGGAACATAAACAGCAGGGATTCCTGTGTTTCTGCCTGTTCCGTCTGCAAGAGCCGCCGAAGTCTTCATATCAGGAGCTCCGAACCCATTAACATATTCAGCTCTGCTAGTAACAGTATAAGGCCGCTTGATTCGTCCCTTGGGAGAAGCAACAACCATACCTACTGTATTACCAACCCGAGGGAATGAAACCTGCGAAAGATCTACTTCTTTTCTACGCACTCCCGGCAGATCATTGTATAATGTCGCCATGAAAGTCTCCTATCGTTTAAATTATTCTTACTAAGCTTGTCGTATCCAATTATATTTATCATTTTTCTTAAATATGTTCACATTCATTCAATTTAGGCTTTTTCTAAAATCCGTCACTAAACTGAAAAGACGGCATATCTGAAGTTTCGGGGGAATTATCTTCATCCGGTTCTATGTTATATTTATCATCTATCTTATTCAGTTGAGCTATAGAATCGTTACTTTCTCCAACAAAATCATCAGAAATCAAATAATAAAGGCCCCAATACAGAGCAGCAACCAAGTCATCATGCTGTTTGCTACCTAAAGCACCGAATGTTCCGCGCTTCTTCTCTCCGTAGTTGGTGATTTCTTTGACAGTTTCGCCATCAAATATCTCGATCCATCCGTTTTCTATATATCTCTTCATATTTAAAACAGCAACCATCTTGGATCTAGTAGTAGCGCGAACTCCTATTTTCTTAACATCATTGTTGTATACGTTCTCATATTCATAGGTATACCAAACAGCATCAGCACACTCTCCACCACCAAGATTATTTTCAATCACTAGGATGGCTTTGTTATAATATTCTCCAACAGCCACACACACCTGCGTGAAGTCATGGATGCTTATCTTATTGTGACGGTATACAGCACATTGAACGATATGCTTATTATTCACAATCTCCAATACCTGCATACACGAATAGTCACCACCAACTCCGGTAGCCACATCAACACCCACTACATACTTGGATCCTCTTTTGGGCTTCTCGTATACCTTTAATAACCCTCCATACTTCAGATCTATAGCATCTCTAGTTTCTATCAATTCTAACTTATCCGCGTCTATTAGAGTATCTTTAGCTCCTAGAAATCTACATTCATACTCTTGATGCCAATACGGAAGCCCATTATCTGCTATTGTCTGTTCCTTAAATTCTTGGGTATAACATAAATACCACGGCACTCGGATTCTATGATAAGAAGACTTGGGAGCGACCGCCTTTACCCACAAATCATGCCATACCCCCGAAGCTCCAAGCGGCGTCGAAGTTGCAATAATCTTTGCCGTTTTAGACGCGGAAATAACAGGAAGTGTAGCAGTCATAAATTCTTCGGCTATATGCGCAGGAACCTTCGACAACTCATCTATATACAAAAGCCCCACGGATTGTCCAGAAATTGATTGTGGAGCTGTAGTTGCTGCTGTTATTCTAGATCCGTTCTCGAATTCAATATGAAGCTTTGACCACTCTTTAATACCTTGTTGTAACCATAAAGGCAATTTTCTATAAGCTTCTTGAATACGATACATGATTTCCATAGCAGTATCTTGTTTATTAGCAATCAAGTAAATGTTCTTATGCTTATTAAACAAAGCAAAATGAGTAATGAAAATGGTAGTGACTGTTGTATTATGAGAAAGGATTCCGTTAACATAATATAAATGCGAATCCGAATCCACACTAACATCATACATATAATCTTCATATCCCAAACTAACAACGGAAATAACTCGCTCAGTTCCTCCATCTACACAAACGTCATCCCCAACAATCAAATCGGATACATATACCTGCAATCCATCAGCCAATACAACAATATGCTCATCCGCACATTTCAACGTGTGCGTCTCTAACCGAAGCTCCCAAACCTCAAACTTCTTGGTCTTGTGAACTTCGGTTAGATCTTTCCATCCCTGTTCAGTATATATTTCGTACTTATCCAATTTCTTAGTCAGGATTATCTTCTCGTCTCCCAAACCAATCGTATCATTGCCTCCCGATATAAGATCCGGGATTGTCGTTTCTATAATCTCTCCCATTGACTTATCACGAACCTTTATAATTGACGAAGAGAGAACACATTTTCCAGACTGGCGCCCCTGCATTACGAGTATACTTTTCTTGCCATTAGGAGGTTCTACATAACATTTTAGTATCTGTTTTTGATAATCCCTAAGAGGTATCTTTATCAATCCTTCATCCTGAGAAATGATATAGAAATGGTTATTAGCGAAGTATATAATATCTTCTTTGCATCTAATCACTTCTTCGATTTGGGCTTTGGTGATTGGTACTTCTTCTCTCAATCCCCTCAACGATGCGTCACCTGCGTACATAATCAATCCTTAGAATGTGTCATTTCAAAATCTTAACTGTTAATCCTCAGTAGTTTCTGTATTAGCATGGATAAAACCACCATTTAGAATTAATTGGTGATAGAGTCCAACGTTCTTATAGTCATATCCAATTCAATATCACGCCCTACATCAACAGTTATCCTTTTATCATCATCTTTTATAATATTGATATTATTACAATTTTTGGTCATCGTCAAAACTTCGTTCATCTCATAGTATTCTAAAAATGATATCATATAGGATAGTCCTTGAAAAAAAATGATATTGTAAAATTAGACGGATCAATATCTTTGAATGGGTTGTTCTTTTTAAACACCCGGATCCCTGAGTACGAAGCAGGGGTATATCCTTCCCACATTACAAATCCCGGAGAAACATCAATAGTGGATAATCCATCAACATCTTCCACCGCTCTAACAAAATGAGGAGTATACCATGCACATCCCGCCACGAAAGCCGTATCCTTAGTAACACCGGCACAATCCATACATTTGAGGATTATGGCTTTAAATTCATCAGTGAACACATCCATATCTTCAAAATCTATATAACAATGATTTTCGGGTTCTCTTCTAGGTATCACATTTAATCCTTAGTCATAAAATCATCCAAAAAGCTACCAAACGAATCCAAGGTATTGTTATATTTGATTTTAATTTTTGGTTTTGTGTATTTGTCTTCGATATCAATATTTTCGACTAGAACAGCAACTTGATCATTATTGGATGTGATTGCTGTCCCTTCTATTGCGAAAGTGGTTGAACAGACTTGATTTCCTGTATTGCATAGGATGTTTTGAATATTCCATGTTTTGAGATAGATGTATTCAGAGCTTCCTATATGAGACATTGCAGACATTACAACATCTTCGAAGAGTTCTCGATTAACTTGTTTTTGTACTAGATCGTTAAGACATGAATCCTGAAGAAATTCTAGAATTATATCAGTATCGACTACTTTTATATTTTCTTTTTTAATTGGTTGGGATTTCTCTTGTCTATCTTGTATGATTTTAAGATAGCGATGAGTTTCCATGTCTTCGGCGTACTTAAACGAGTTTTCAAGTTTCATTTCAATTGTCTTCCTTATATTGTTCAACCACTTCAAATTCTGTAGAAATGTCCTTCAACTGAGATTGTTCTGTAGCTTTCTGAATGATATCAAGAAGCTGAGAAGATGTCATAGGGATTGCTTCCTTCTCTCCCATCTTAGTATAATCCTCAATCTTTTTAATTTTAGCTTTGGATACTTTGATTTTAGCTCTATCAATTTTGGCTTTATCTAAGGCAACAGACATATTAAGAAGTTCCCGGATTTGTTGTCCAATAGCATTAATAAGTGTTGCATAGACTTCATATGTTCTATTATCAGCACCGATTTTTACTTCTTGTTCTAACTTATCTCGGATAGCTTTGGCTGAATTGATTAGTTCCTTCAGCTCATACTCTATATACTCTTGGTTCCGAAGTAGGAATTCTTTTCGCGGGGATTTGATAGCAGGCATCACTTCTGTTTTAAATTCAGCGACTTGATGCTCTACTTCATCCATTTCCTTTAGAAGAGCTTTTACGGAAGACCCAACAGGCATTCCAAACTCTTCTTCTAATCCCAAGAAAGGATTATCAGCTCCTACTGTCTTTTTTCTTGCCATTATATTAAACTCTCCGTCAAATATGAATTTATATAAGAATAATAGGATTCCTTTTTTATTTTGGCTATCAATTCATTATCATCACCCAACTCGTCTTTTATCCATGATAGGAATGCATCTGCGTTAGATGGTTGTGCTCCGTTATCAATTAGAACATTTACTGAGTCGAGGTCGTCATTGGTCATTGCCATATCGAGGGCCTCGGTCATTTTTCTTGATGATGGGTGCATTCCCTGACCAAACAAATAGGATAATATATGGTCTATTCGAGATTCTCTCCCCATAACAATGTCTAATAAATCATCGGGATTTGATTTTGGGTCAAGTCCAAGTGACACGGCCCTCTCTATCTCATCAAGTGAATCCATCACAACAAAATCCGCAAGTGATAGTTGATCTATTGAAGAAAGGAATTTTATAGCGTTGTCTGACCATTTAGCATATTTAAGTCCGCCTTCATAAAGATCAGCTCCTCCGTCGAATGCCGCTTTGATCATATCAAAATTGGTATTTTCCTCAGTAAATAGGCCATCCAAATGTTTATAAGAAAATTCACGAGGATTACGTTCCACAAATTTTTTAAGGATTTCCGGGTTATCAGTGGACATAACATTATCAAATGTCCACAACTGTTTATCATCTTCATGGGATGGGGATTGGAATAATATCAAGAGCCACTGAGACTCTCTCTTTGCGTTTCGTATCCTGTTGGACATATTGATTGAATAATCGGACACAGACGCTAAAAATCTAAACAAATCATCAGAAAATTCAGGGAAGACTGTTTGTGTTCCTATTCCTATTCCTATCTGATTATCTTTAGAATCCATAAACTGATTAGAGTCATTGTGCAATTGATATTTTTGAGTCGGGTCGTTTTTATTAGTTATTACATATAACTTAGTCCCGGGGTAAACACTTTTTGTGTAATGATCAAACATATTATCTTCGCCTTGGGACGCAGTACACCATTCGGTAGAGCGGCCAAGGACACAGGAGGCTTCGCGAGTCTTAGGAACTTTTACAATCCAATCAGAATCCTCGTATACAACATCAATGTCTTCTTCTGATACATCCTTAGAACTCACTTTAAACTCGTTCTTAGCTTTAACGCCTTCATACTTATCAACAGCAGTTCGAAGATCTTCTATAGCCTTGTATTGGTTAATATCTTTGGGATCTTTCCAAAAGCCTTTATTCTTCTTAACATCAAAGGCTTTTAAAGAGTCAGCGACTTTATATAAATCTTCTACGAATCTTTTCTGACTTCCTTCATCTGACTTCAGATACTTATCGAGCACCCAATTAGTATATCCACCTTTACCTATATCATCAAATCCCAAGGAAGTCATCTTATTGAATACATCCTCGGGAATATTCACAAATTTCCTATTATTCTTCGCTACATCCAATGTCACGGGAGCTTCTATTATGTATTTCATTTATACCTCAGATTCATATTTAGTGAACCAAACAAATTCTTTATCTCTTGTGGTGTCAGTACCGCTAATATTATATGCAGAAGTAACGGGAACGGCGCTTGTATCTATAATGACTCCTGCTGATGTTTCATACGCAGAAGTACTAAAACTCTCAATTAATGGGGAAGCTGATATATCCTTGGGATTGATAACAAAATATTGAGAATTGATTTTGGTTATCATATTACTCAGTATATATGGTCTGTATAACCACGCACGTACTGTAAAATTCATAGAAGCATTACAATATCGCGAATCTGAATCCCCGAGTTCATCAGACATCTCCAAATTAACACCATCCATATCAACAATCAAATCCCGTTCAATATTCAAAATATCAAACTCCCTAACTCTTAATGATAGGTTGGGATTGAAGAAAGGGAGTATCTGTTCTAGTATCTGTGCTGTATAATCAAACGTATCACTCTTTACACTTACACTAAATTGAATATCATAAGGAGTTGGTTGGTAATCCGAAATTATGGAGCTTAACGAAGAATCGACAGGATTACCTTCTCTTGTCCAATAACGCCATTGATTCGCTCCTGTAGCTCTACGACCGTTATAAACCATTGCAGTCATGGTTACAGCAACCCTAGGCTTCTGTAGGATGTATCTATCTCCATGTTGTGTATTACTAGCATCTACATAATTGTTCTCGGTTCTATCCTGATGAAACTTTTCTACAGGACCGAACGTAATAGGAACCCGTTTGTAATTTATAGGAGAACCGCTAGAATCATACGAACATACCCTGACATCGTTAAAGATATCAAGCACTGCTGTTGTTATGTTTTTAATTGTTCCTTGATACCAATACTGATTCATAGATTAGTCCTAAGATAAAAATAGAGGAAGAAATTTATGATTCCTTCCTCTATTATTTACTATTTTTACAGTTTAGCCTTTAAAAAGCTGAAGATTCTTACGGATAATGTCAGAAATTGATTCCTTCTGAACGGAACTATATTCGTCAGCAGGAGAAGTCATTTGCTCTACATTCTCAACATCTCCACCCTCGGGATTCACTTCTACGGCATTAGGAATCTTCGTAAGTTCAGCAGACTTGAACCAATATGTAGACTGAACACCTGTTTCGGGATTCTCAGCCAAACACTGAACAAAATCCCCATCAGTATCAATAACTTCCAAAGACATCGAAGCAAGAGGATGTTCTTCATTCTCGACTTCAAATGATACCTTATCACCAATGTCAAAGTCGGATTCAGGAGCAGCATCATCAACTTCTTCATCATTCACAGGATCGGTTTCTGTATTATCTTCTTCGGTGGCACTCTCATCGTCTTCCGTGAGCTCCTCTTCATCACCAAGACCCATTTCGTCTTCGGTGGTATCAGAACTAACAACAGCCTCATCGACGGGAGCCTCTTCTTCGGTCTCTTCCTCATCGCGAGTGGTAAGAAGAGTAGTAACAAGACCGAATATCTTATTCTTAACAATTTCAACATCGACGGAATTCTCATCAGCAAAAACCTGAAGAGTCTCGTCCGTTACAGGCTCTCCGGTGAGGAACAAAGCCTCAAGCTTGTCATCCATCTCATCCTGAACCTTCTTGGCTTCTTCCTCTTCCTGCTCACGTATGTATTCCTTAACCGACTTAATCTTTGTAAAATCCATTTCTTTTCTCCTATTAGTAAACATAAAATCTTTGTAACTTGTTTAATATCAGTACTTTATGGGTTAGCCGATAAATATGTCCATGGCCTGACTTTCATTTCTTATATTATCGAGACACTTCTGCTCCTCTTCCATGTACCTTTGTAGAATCTCGGGACCACGAACAGTAAGACCGTCCGGCATTGTTCCTGTGTATTTAGACAAATTATCTCCCCATGCAACACCCGCACGAGCTACCGCCAATTTTCTAAACAAAGGATTATTAAATACATTATTCTCAGCCTCTCTTACATATAACTTTAACATTGTTGTTGCAGTTACTTTAGGTGTTGGTATCACTTCCAACACTTCAGCCTGTGGACGCCAATGTACCGTATAGCTAGGTCCGATTTGCTTCTCTAGAGTTTTAAGGTACGACATCGCATTGTTATACTCTGCCATAACCAATCCGCTATTCTCTTTGAAAGCGGTAGGATAAGGAGTCGGAGGGCCACCACCCGGACCACCCGGATAGTTACCCTGAACAACCCACGAATTATAAAGAAGCATATTAGCAGGAGAGAACAAAGTATTAATCCCGCCTAACCAACCGGAATATTCTATATCATACGCATCTTGGATGTTCATACCTGATAAACAATACTCAGATACTCCGGCGGACACAGTAAACGCGAAGTGATGCATGTAGCTACCTTCTTCCGCGTTATACTTCCAAAAATCTAAAAGAGAATCCTCGATTGCGTAATCCATTTGTTCGTCGGTAACTTCTATATTAATAACAGGAGCTCCGAGTTTTGTATATATATACTGTTTCGCATCATCGCGAGAAGTTAGTCTTTTAATCGCCATATTTAAGTCCTAAAGCTAAATCCTTGCCTATTATATATTATTTATCATTTCTACAAAAAAAGAGAAGGAAAGATGTTTAAATCCTTCCTTCTCTTCATTGTTTCTGTATTTCTATTATCGAACCATGAGACCCTGTTTAATCTCCATCAACTCTTCATCACTAAAGCCGTTAAGATGGTATTCCTTAGTTTCGACATTACCACTAGCATAATCCGTATCTTCAGGTGTTCCGTAAGAAGTGGGAAGACGGCTATCATTGGGATGTCGAGCTCCTGCATTCTTAAGAGCCTTAACAGCAAGATCTACAGCAGTAAGACCTTCCTCGGTATCGTATTCATCAGGAGTCATCGAAATCTTAAGAGAATCGTCATGTTCCGAATACCTATTGCCGCGTTCATCAGCCCAACCACGTTCTTCAGCATCACCTTGTTCTGCTGATTCGGGGGTTATGATTTCGTACGTGATCTCGATGTACTTCTCACCATCAACATCAGCGTCTTCTTCATCCGTATTACGAGCCATCTCAGCATCTTCCGTTACGGGATGGGATCCTGTAGAAAGATTATGCACACCCGCCTCTGGATTCTTCTTGGAAACTTCGTTGTACATAAACAAAGAAAATGAATTCTGATTTGGAACTGATTTATACTGTACCCATCCATTGTCCACCATGATCTTTTCGTACTCGGCAATAACAGGCTTCATGTAATTAGACTTGTTATCTTTATTATTGTACATGACTTCATTCATAGCAATAGAGAAAAGAGAAAGGAGATAATTCTTTGATTTAGTGTCCATAATCTTTTCATCTTTAGGAGAAACTGCCAAAGTAATGTGGATTGTGCCTGTCTTATTTTCCACAGTTACGGAGATATTCATCCCAAGATGTTTAACGCCGGGATACTCTTCAATAAACTTATGTGTGTTTTTATCAGGAGATGTGGTCTTTACATTAGAGATCAGTCGTGTAATAGCCTCCTTTACAGCTTTTTTCACGTCAATCAAATCAGGCATTCCATCAATCTCTTCATGATTATAAGTCGATCCACCCATTTTTATATTGGTAGGTTCCGCTTCAGCATCTTCACCGAGAGTAGGCTTAGGAGTCTTAGCCGGACGGTTTTCTACCTTAGCAATCCTACCCTTATTCTTCATCATGTAATCATAAGGAGTTTCATCTTCGTCATCCTCTTCGTCGGTATCGTCTTCAATGCTTTCATCCATTGAACTTTTGCTAACATATATATCATCTTGAGGATATCCACGATACTCAGATTTGAATTCATCACAATCTTCTTCGGTTCCTCTAAACAATATCTTTTTCCCGCTGTTGCCCCATGCCCAAACATAATGGGACTTGGGAGCTTCATCCTCATCATCCTCATCATCCGTAGATTCCATAACACCCATCTCTTCATCTACAGGAACATCTTCTACGGGATTCTGATCCTTTTGGAATTCATGCTCTTCCACAAATTCATCAACCATCTCAGCAGCAACATCCCTACGATCTTCTACGCTAAAGACAGTCTTCCACTCATCCTTAGACATAAACTCGTCGCCATACATCCTAGCCGCTGTAGTAACCCAAGGAAGAAGCCCCTTAATAGCCAAATCCCGATCAAACACACCCTTAGTCATCTTCTTAGCATAATTCTTAAGAATGGCGTCCTTATGCCTATTCAATGACTCTTCGTTATTCGCATATACCAACAGCTCTTCTGCTTCGTTTGACAATTCCATTTTTATTCCTCTGATATTGGTTGTTCAAATGTATCTACCATTTCTATCTTCTCTTCTATCACTGCAACGGGATTCTTAAAAGGTCTCCCGGGTTTCTTCTTAGGAGCGTTAGGATCAATTGCTACTTTGTTGGGATTTGCAGGTCTTCCCGGCTTTCCCTTGGGCTTATTCGGATCCTTAGGGGGATTCTTCTTCTTTTTTGCTGCGTTTGCTCGTTCTCTCTCAGCACGTCTCTTCTCCACGGTCTCCTGCAATGTAAGAGGCTTCCGCTTTCTCATATGATGCTCTGCTGCTGCCTCTATCTGATCCTGCATATCCGTGTCTTCATTAGATATCTCAGCAGACTCATCATCCACATATCCACGAGCCAAATGATTCGCCAACATTGTATTCAATTCCGCATCATATCCCGAATCCAAATTCTTAGCCTTTACGTACTTCTCATTAAATACGTCATATATCTTAACATCCTTCAATTCATCATCCAACTCAATACTGATAACCTCTGACTCTAGCAAGGATTGGCTCTGTACCACCACAGGAGCTTGATTATGAACACTAGGCATCATAATCTGTGCTGATGCCGCCACTGAGCTCCTAGGGGCCGTCAGAGGCTTATTTTGGACAGCCTTCGTTACTCCGGGATTATCCATTCGACGCAATTCCAAGAAATTAGGAATGTCATCAGGAACTACATGAACTCTGCCATCATTGGGAATAATAATTATCTTTCCCTTGTAATCAAACGCATGAGTGTATCCCGCTGTATTCAATACCAACATAAACAAATCCCTCCGATTCAAACATAAATCAATTCTTATACTTATTTATCAAAAATACAAAAGCCTTGTTCCTTAAATTAGGAGCAAGGCTTAGAAAGGAGAAGGGATTATATTACTTCTTATCCATCCAAACATATTTAAAATATCCCGAATCCCAAATCATCGCATCTTTCTCTATAGAATCCATACTTTCTACAATCATTCTCTTTCGCTCATACTTATCAAAAACATAAGAACGATTCTCTACAATCCCTACATATTCAAATCCATAATCCGAATAATGATCACAATCAGTCTCAGACCACCATGATCTATCCAAATAACCAATCAAAACCTTAGGATTTATATTCTCATGCACATATTCAAGAATCTTTTCAAACGATACGTCTATCCTATGGTCTATAGCATCACAAAACCTATGAATCTCATATCCTTCAGCAACTTCCATAATCCCCATGACTGAACACAACTTCTTGTTATCGTACAACCCAATCCAATAATCAATAGAATGAATATCCTTAATTGATAAAGAATTCCTATTAACAAAAACCTCAGCAACAGAATCCTCTACAATCTTAACCTTTAACTTAGTAGGAGATTTACAATAAATTCCGTTGATTACTTCATTGAGCAGGGATTTTACAACATCCTCCCTATACAACCAATCATCTTCATATATGTGGATTAGGTGGATGCCTTGGGATTCACATAGATTAGTTTTATTCAGATGATAGTCCTTACCACCCAAACTCTCCTTACTTGCCTCTGAATGCCAATGCAATCCATTATACTCAATGGCCAAATTCAATTCAGGAATCCAAGCATCCATCTGAAGTGTACTACCCGGGATTGTCTTAGACTCAAGGATTTCATGGTCAGTAAGAGTAGCCAAATATGCTATAACAGCGCGTTCGGGTTGGGATTTGTTGGCATTGGCACATTTGGGACAACCCGTCTTGTTAGCGATATGCCATCCTGCCTGTTTAAGCGTAAAATCCCCATGTCCTTCTTCACGACATGTTATGATTACAGGATTGTACGTTCCTGTGTATTGAGTTCTTGGGTAATCATATCGGTCGTTGTGAATCTCTTTTGACTTTTCTTTGTATTGTTCGGTGGTTAGTGTATGCGCTGCATTTGCGCATAGCGGACATCCGTTTCCTGCTAAATGATTGGCGGGAGTTTGTCTGAATATTTTATTATGGATTTTACATAGAATATCTACTTTAGTATCAATTCCTTTATAATCCACATCGTCGTATCCAAATACACAATCAACATCTCTCGCCTTCATACGCGCTACAACGGATTCTTGTGAATGCATTCCTGCTTTATTCATTATTCTAAAACGTTCAGCCTTTTCCTCGTCGGCACATTTTGGACATCCTGCGCCTTTATAATGCTGATGTGGGGGTTGCCAAAAAGTACCATGACCTTTAACCTTACATCCAATCTCTACTTTATCTTCTGAATTGCCAAATACACATCCTCTGTAATCATAAGTGCCTTCGCCATGAGCGGCATTAAATCTGTCATTATATGTATATGATGTGTTTTTTAATTTGGATAACGTTTTCTTCTTGCATTCAGGACAGCCCACCTTATTAATAATATGATCTCCCGGACGCTGTTTCCACTCATGATTGCATTCATTGCAATGTATGGTGATTTTATTCTTATTGGTTGAGTATTGTTCGGGATATGGAGTGGAATATTTACCGCCATGAACACGAATTTGGTCAGCTAAAAACTTTGCCACTCTATCTGCTAACGGAAGAACTACCCCACCCATAATGATATCCTTTTAAAATGTATAATCAAATATACATCATTTTAATAGAAAAAGCAAGGAGAAAATTAATTCTCCTTGCTTTTTATTTTACGGAAACAATCCCCTCTCGGGGATTACTTCTTAGAGACCCGACACAAGACCCGACGCAATAGGAGTAGCACCCGCTATGAGAGCACCCACATTGGTAAAGTTAATGAGACGGTAGTAACGACCAGCACCAAGCAAGTTGTCAACAACAGCGTACCTTGACATAGTGCCGATTGACGGATAGAATGAATTGGGCTCTACTGCCCGCATCGTCAGACCCATGATATAAGGCGCAAATATGATACCGGCATCAGAAATCGTAGCACCCTTATAACCAACAAGCGCGTAGTCGGTGGTGGCATACTGATCGCGGTACACTTCGATAGTACCGTTGAGCTTACCGATAGGAGCTGAAGTAACAGTAGCATTCACCTTCGCGGTGTACTGAATGAACTGATGACCCGCACCCTGAAGAGCGGTAGCGATACGAGGACTGACCACAACGAAATTACCTGCGCCACGACGAGTGGTGATTGCAAGGTTGTTGGCCTGATTGATGATAGCCGAGACGATGTTCATGAACTTTTCGCCCTGACCACCCCATGTCTGAGTGATACCCGAAGCCGAAGAGAGAACGTCGATGTTCTGAAACACTGCACCACCGTAACGAGGATCGGGGTTGGTAGCAACACGCTTCATAGCATAGATGAGCTCACGGTCAAGTTCAGCGGTGATCTCGTACTGAAGGTAGTTGATCATTTCGCGCTCAACGTCGAGACCGTACATGGCCTTGATATCCTGAGCGGATTCAAGAGTGTACGAAGCAGCAAGCTTACGAGTCTGAGCTTCGATAGCCTTACGCTCGATGCGCATCGAAAGCTGACGCATGGTTCCGCCACCGATAGAAAGGTTTTCACCGGCAGAAGTAGCAAGACCTGTACCCGAGGTATCAGAAATACCGGCGACAGGGCCAAAGGGTGTGAAAGAACTGAGACCGTCGCCGCTAAGACCGCTAGAGGTCAGGGTGTTGGCAGCAGACGAACCGGGAGTACCGGAGAAACCACCGTAACCGGGAACCTGATCCCAACCTGCTTCAGCGCCGTTGGAGTCGTTATAGGTGATACGAAGAGCGAAAGCAAGACCGACGGGTCCGGGCATGGCCTGAACACCAACACACTTGTTAGCAAAGAGGTCGGGGAAGGTACGACGGACGAGAGCGAGAGCGATGGGCTGAAACTTCCAGTCACCAGCGGTAGCGCCATTGAGACCACCAACAGAGAGATTAGCGGATTCATTCATCATAGAACCGTCAAAATCCTTGTTTTCCTGATTTTCAAGAAGAACGGCAAGGTTTTCCTTGATGATAGGATCCTCAACACCCTTGATGGAAAGGGGGCCTGCAACGGAAGTCCACTTCTTACTGAGTGAACGGCGGGTCTGTACGAGATCGATCATGATAATTTCCTTTTCTTAATTAATAATTTGCCTTTTGGGCCACACGTATAAATATTTACCAAATGTATTTTGAAATTCTCTATAGTTTACACAAAAAACTCAAAATATTTTTTCTTACTCGATTCCGTAGAAATACTTAGAAGCTTCATCTACAATAGAGCTGCCTTCTTCGGACTCAGCAATAACGGTAGTGGGAGCTTTCACCATATGATCTTCGGAGCCGATAGATTCACTCAGGGCCTTGCGCTTAAAGATTTTCTTAGCAGGAGCGAGAGTAGTGGACTCATTTACGAGTTTCTTGTCTGCAATTGCTTCGGCTTCTTTGATGAGCGAGACGTAGGCTTCGATTTTGGCATCACACTCAGCGAAAGTGGATTCCTTAAACTGTTCTACGACTTTGCGTTTCTGAGATGCTGTCATGCCGTTAGTGTTTTCGGAGATGATAAGGAACACAGAAGCCTTTTCGAGGCGATGTTCCATTTCCATAGCCTTAGAGATGGATTCGCTGAGTTGGGTTTCGAGCTTGGAAACCTTAGCAGCGGATTCAGCAATAGCGCTTTTGGATCCATCTTCAAGAACTATAGAGTTCTTCTTAAAGACGTTACGGATTCCTTCAAGGACGGGAACGGCGATCTCGTTGATAGCCACACGCTCAAGAAGTTCATCGGAAATGTTCTCAGCAACCATCTTGTCGACGAATCCACTAAGACGCGCAGTAACCTTCTTTTCGAGGGCTACGAGCTTCTTGTTGTTTTCCACGACGAGGTCTGCTGTCTTCTTCTGTAACTCAGCGGTCACCTTTTCAGCGATATACTTTTCGGAGGCGAGAGAATACTTGGTTTCAATCTCTGACTCCTTAAGGGTCATCTGTTCGGCGACACGCGAAGTTACTTTGTCATTAATCATGGATTCAATCGCACTCTCGAAGATTTTGAGGTCATCGGGAGAGAGAATATCCTTGATCTTGTCAGCAACTTTCATGTGTATCTCCTTCTAAATTAAAGTCTCATTTAAATATTTATGAAATTTCTTCAATGATATTAAATGTTTTTCCTGATTTTATTCAAAAATTCCATCAGATAACCAAGAGCAACATCTGAGGATCCAAACTTATCGTACTTTTTGTTTACGCTTCGTTGGAGTTCTTCAATTGCCGACTCTATGATTGTTCCGTCAGAACCTATAATAAAATTCTTACTTTCAAGAATCCCTTCAACAAAAGCATTAGGGGCGCTTGGATCTGCTACGGCGTCTACGGTGAGGAGTTGAAGATCTTCTTGGACAATCCCGTTAGAAATTGAACCGACAGCTCTAGTAGACATACCAATGATTCCACCTGCATCGAGACAGGCTTTGATGATTCTTCCCATATCGGTATCAAGGATTTTGGCTTTTCCTATTCCTTGATTACCATCCATAATAAGAGAGGTGATAATATGAGAGACTTTCTGCATATTAACTGTAGGGGTATCGGGATGATCAAGTTCCCCGTATGCGTTCTTTCTACCGATCTTATTCTCGACGAACTTAGAGACTTCACGTTCGAGGATAGTCTTAGGATATCGACGACCGTTCCTATTAACGCAGTCAGCTTCGAGATATACACCCGTGAGGTAGTAATCCTTTTTCTTTTCTCCGTTAATCTGAACATCTTCTGTAATGAAATTAAGGGTATCGCCTGAGACGAATTCCCTAATTAGCTTTGCCATATTTATTCCTTACTTTTTACTCGTCGGGGATTTGGCGGATGCTTCGTTAATAGACGCAACAATCTCAGCCTTCTTTTCGTTGATTCGAGCGGTAAGGGAGTCAACAACCATAGTATCGGAAACATTTTTAAGATGTGCCCAATCCCCGGAGAGAACAGCCTTCACGATTGATTTATTTTCTGTCATTGTATCACCTTGTTTAAATGCCTTATATTCTTTATTAGATCCTATATAATCCGTAAGTTCGTATCGACCGGATTCCATTCTATAGATAGCAATAGCGACTCCGTTTTTGTTATCTCTATAATGTTCACCGTATCCAACAGCAGGAATATCGAAATAGAATCCATACTTATCATTAATAAATTCATTAAGTTGGCCAAGAGTTTCAAAGTACGGTGTTTGTTTTGGACTAGCCATTTCAATATCCTTTT